AGGATATCTATGGCTAAAATGATTGATGTTGAAGTCCTCAAAGAAGCTCTTAAAGACGTTATTCCAGTAGACGAAACAGGCACAAAGGCTCTGGAAACCATTATGGAAAAGTCAGTAGACTTTGACGAGGACGCAGTGAACGCTCGTATCACTGAAGCTGAGACTAAGGCAAGAGCTGAAGCTCAGGCTGAGTATGCTCAGAAGTTACACGATACTTTCTTCGCACCTAAAAAGGCAGAAGAGATCGGCGGAGCAGATCAGCAGCTTAAGACTGAACCTGAAAAGGTTGAACCTGTTAACATATTCGACATTGTAGAATAAGAAAGGAGTATAAGACTATGGCAACAAGACCAATTATCAAGTCACTTAACGCTAATGCCACTTCGTCTGGTATCTTGAACCACATCGTTCAGAACGGATATCTGGCAGGAGCACCCCAGGTTGATAATACCGTGCAGTCTATCGCTCAGATGGGCGAATATATTAACGGTTATCAGCCAAGACGCAACGAGTTCGTAGAAGCTCTTATGAACTTGGTAGCCATTCAGGTTATCATTCACGAAGAGTATTCTAACCCTTGGAGCTTCGCTCTTCAGGGAACTATGGACTACGGTGAAACTCTTGAAGAGGTTTTCGTAAACCCTGCAAGACCTGAGAACTACAACGCAAACTACGCAACAATCGATGAGTACCTCAAAGATCGTTTCGGTGACAGAACTGCTGATATCTTGGCAGCTATGCACACTATCAACTTCGAGAAGAAGTACGTGACAACCATTAAGCTCAAGCAGCTTAACAAGGCTTTCCGTTCCGCAGATGGTGTTGCTAACCTGACAAACGAGATCGCAGCTTCTCTCTACACTGGCTTCGAGCACGACAACTTCCTTATGCTCAAGTATGTCCTTGACAGACTTGTTCTTGACGGTAAGATCGTTGCAAAGAAAGTCGCTGGTTTGTCTTCACAGGCTAACATCGAGGACACTCTCGAAGTTATCCGTAAGTGGTCAAACGAACTTACTTTCAAGGAAGCTGGCTACACACTTTCCCGTGAAGCACTTACCAAGACACCTATCGATAAGCAGATCGATATCTTGACTGTTGACACAGATGCTTCTGTATCTGTTAAGGCTCTCGCTTATGCATTCCATAAGGAAGAGCAGGATTTCCTCGGTAAGAGAATCCTCAAGAACGACTGGAACGCTTACGATCTTGCAAGACTTGGTGAGCTCTTGACACCACGTGGAGCTGCTCAGAACGTTGTTCCTTTCACAGACGCCGAGCTTGCTATCCTCGATACTATCGTTGGTTACATCATCGACGAGAAGTTCCTTATGCAGGTTGACCAGTTGGTTGAACTCGCTGAGGACGGTATGGCTGGTAACAACCTCTCTTGGCAGTATGTGCTCCATCACTGGGCATACTTCGGTGCTTCAATGTTCAAGAACGCTATCGTGTTCACTACATCTGACGGAAGCATCACAAGCGTAACCGTTACTCCTGCAACTGCTACTATGGCAGCTGGATCTTCAATGCAGATGACTGCGACTATCGTGTCAGCTGGTATCGTTGATCAGGACGTAACTTGGAGCTGCACTGAGGGTGCATCAATCGACAGCTATGGTAGAATTACCATCGACTCCGATGCAACTTCCGCAGACACGATCACTGTTACAGCTACTTCCGTAGCAGACAGTACCAAGGCAGGCACAGCTACTATCACAGTAGCCTAAGATAACCAAACACTGGGCGGGCTCACAATGGGCTCGCCCTTTGTTTATTTACAAAGGAGATAAACTATGAGTAAAAGATCAGGAACGTGGAGTGACGAAGGAGCTCTCTTCATTTCCAATCAGATGATCTATGAGTACTACTGGAATCGTCTGATGGAAGTCGCACTCTCACAATTTGAATATCAGAACCTGCCTGACACCTGTGACAGAGAGTTCTTCGAACGCAAGCTGTTACAGACTGGTAAGGCTATGTTCTGTAAGCCGAAAGGCTCTGACGATATTTTATCTCTGGGCTTCGCTAACTGTGGTATGCTTGATGTCTATGGACACCCGACAGAAGTATATGGTGTAGGCTTTACAACAGAAGATACATTGTCTGGATCAGACAAGAAGATCGTTAACCCTGCATTCAAGCAGATCGCAACAGACGACTTTGTCTATTGCTATGATAATATCTTGAGAAAGCCTATCATCTACTGGCTTGACCTCTACGCTAAGCTTCTCTGGGAATGCCATATGACAGTAAGAGCAAACCAGAAGTTCCAGAATATTCCTTACATCGTAAAGACATCTAAGGACACGGCTCTCACCGTTGAAAACTTCTTCCTTGAATGGGCTAACTTCAAGCCTTATCTTGAAGTGCGTTCAATGGGTAAGAACAACGATGAAGATCCTAAGACATTCAACCTTAGGGATATCGATGTTATGGACTTGCATGTTGACTACCGCGTTATCGATATGTGGAAAGCCCTTAAGATCACCTGGGCTGAAGCATTGTCAATGCTCGGTATCACTTCACAGTACACCAAGAAGTCACAGTATGAGAACTCAGATCAGCTTGAGATGGACAAGATGTCTGATGACTATTCATTGTCTAACCGTTTGATGAGACGTGTTGAGTTCTGCAACAAGGTTAACAAGAAGTGGGACATTGACATTAGTGTCAATCTTTCGCCTATGACTGAAGAGTTCCAGAGAGCAACCAATCTTCCTATGGATATGGTGCTTGCAGAGATGCAGTACACATCTGGATCTTCAATCAACTCAGGCAACGACAACAGCACTGAGAACTCATACAATAACAACACAGACAGCACAGTAAAGGGAGGAAATCGCAATGGCTAAATATACTATCTCGATAAGAGAAATCTTGCAGATGGGCGAACAGTCTGTTGACCAGATAACTCCTGCTGAAATGACAGTGTTAGCTAAGAGGTATCTGTTCGGTGATGAACTTAATGTCATCAGCGAAGAATACAGAGACTTCTTGGCTACTGCGTTTGCCTATCATTACTTCCTCGATGAGATCGGACAGGAGACATTCGGACTTTGGAGAATGAGACTCATCGATAAGATATATGAGAACCAGTACTACATCAATGACCTGCTTAAGTTCCACTTGAAAGGGTTGTTCTCTGAGTACACGGTTCAGCATAACACAGGCAGCAAGCTCACAGCTGGCACAGCTTCCAAGGAGATCAACAGAGAGTCTAACGGTGAAGTAGATTCTACATCAGAAGCTGATGGAAGACAGAGCTCACAGTCACAGTCAACAGATCTCCGTACGGATAATCTGAAAGACACAACGACTTACAACTCTGCTTCAAACGACACAGGCACTGTAGCAAATCAGGACGGCGGCTCTGATGTCAGACGTAATACCGGTACAACTGAGCAGGCTCACACAGGTTATGATTCTTCATTCTCTGAGGGCTACAGCACAGAATCTCACTCTGGTTATGATGAGACTGAGAACGATTCGACTGATACGAACAAGAGCAACTCTGTTCATCTCTTCTCAGATACGCCGATGGGAGACCTTGGTAACCTCATCACAGCAACGCAGGCAGACGCTACAGGCACAGGTGTATCAAGAGCTACGACACCTGGCACTGACTACAACTATCTGTCAACAGCTGATGAGACTGACTCTACTAACGTAGACGTGGTTGACGGTACAGAGCGCACAACGTACAACTCACAGAACCGTACAGACAATAACCTTGAAGACAGAGATGTCTACAACTCTCAGCAGACACAGACTGACAACACAGCTGAGACTACTCAGTATGGAAGAAGTCAGACAGAGACTCGTAACCTTACATCTTCTCGTTCTGGTAGCGATGAGGACGCACACACTGGTACAGTTCAGAGCAACGGTACAGATCAGTCCTCAGGCACACAGCACTCAGAGGGAACTGGTCACACAGAATCTCGTAACACTGATGCAGTAACAGAGCAGGGTGAAACAGAGAACAACCAGACCACTGAGGGAGATATGGAGAAGACCAGAGTAACCTTTGATCTGCTCTTAAGAGCCAATAACCTTATGAGTAAGATCTGGGATATCTTTGATCCGTTGTTTATGGGTATATTCTAAAGAAAGGAGACAATACTATGTCAGGAATCAATAACGAATACAACGAGCAGGAAATCGCTGGTTCTGTAACCGCTGGCACAAGTATGTTCTCTGACTTATTCAGACGCTTCGGACAGCCACCTATGGTTGTCCCTGAAGCGGACGAACAGTGCAGAACATACTATCAGGAGATCTTGCATATCAAGGCAAGACTCGAAGAGATCGATGCTTCTAACAGAGGTATTGATCGTATCGTAGTCAACGCTGACGGAACACTTACTGTCTATTACTCTGATGGTACAACGTACACATCACCATCTCTTAAGGGAGCAGACGGACAGGACGGAAAAGACGGACAGGACGGACAGGACGGACAGGACGGTGCGCCTGGTCGTGATGGTGTCGATGGACAGGACGGAGCACCTGGTCAGGACGGACAGGACGGAGTAACACCTAACATCACAGTAACAGCTACAGTTGACAACACACCTGGCACTGCTGGTGTAACAGTTACTAAGTCAGGAACAGATGCTAACCCTATCTTCGCATTCAACTTTGTTCACGTTAAGGGTGATCAGGGCACTCAGGGTATTCCTGGTCAGGACGGTGTCAGCCCGACTGCTTACGTAACACAGACAGGAACAAACGAAGTCACATTCACGGTGATAGACGGTAACGGAACAACTACTGCTACACTCACAGGAGAAGCAGGTGCACCTGGTAGAGATGGTCAGGACGGACAGGACGGCGAAGACGGTGTCAGCCCTGTTATCACTGTAACCGATATCACAGGTGGACACAGAGTGACTATCTCCGATGCTGACGGAACACAGAGCTTCGATGTTATGGACGGAACTGACGGTACAGACGGTCAGCCTGGTCAGAACGGTGTCAGCCCCGTTGTTACTGTAACAGACATCACAGGTGGACATCAGGTATCGATCACTGATGCGTCATCTACTCAGACATTCAACGTGATGAACGGAAGCAACGGAACTGATGGTGTATCTCCGACTATCGCAGTAACTGCTATCACAGGTGGTCATCAGGTTGCTATCACAGACGCTCAAGGTACTGATACGTTTAATGTAATGGACGGAACAGACGGTCAGGACGGTAGCGATGGTCAGGACGGTGTCAGCCCGACTATCGATGTTGTGACTATCACCGGTGGTCACAGAGTAGACATCACAGATGCTCAGGGAAGCGAGTCATTCAACGTGATGGACGGTAGCGATGGCGCTCCTGGTCAGAATGGTCAGGACGGTGTGACACCAGACATCACAATGACAGCTACAGCTGATGCTCTCGTAAGCGCTAACCCGACTGTATCAGTGACAAAAGGTGGCACAGCTGCTAACCCGACATTTGCGCTTGCATTTTCTGGCTTAAAGGGAGCACAGGGTAATCCTGGTCAGGACGCAGAGTGGCCGTCAGGCGGAAGCGTTGGCGACATTTTGACAAAGACCGCAAGTGGCGTTGCATGGTCAACCCCGTCAGGTGGCGGTGGAATGGAACTCATTGGAACATACAATTATGGAACAAATATGAAGACCATTTTTGCCGATATATATAGTCATGCAAACAATGATGACATTGTCATGTTCGTAAGAAATGACCAATATGGAAACACACCATTGCGTTGCTCATTACCAAGGTATTCACAAGGCACAAGTGGTAACGAAAATTCATGTCTTAGATACACAATGACGGCAAGTGGTATTTCACTTGGTTCATATATACCGTCATACATGATACTTGGAAACAAGAAGTTTCTTTGCAAAAAGTATCCAGACAGCAGATATCCAAAGTTGACATTAACCGATGCGTCAATGCTTGGTAAAATGGCAGAAGATGAATTGAACCCAGCATACATTGCATACCTGACTTTACAGCACAAAATGTCCTATGTGAGTGCCGGTGGTATTTGCCAGAGTTGGTCATCAAATGGTGGTGGCTATATGTTTGTAAACATTAACAGAGAACTCGAGACAAGTCTTGACGCAGCAACATTAACAATAGACTATTCATGCAAGGTATATGTTTTGAGAGCGGGGTCATAAACTATGAGAGGTCATTGGTTATCGCAGACAAGAAAGGAGTAAAACTATGGCAAGAACATCAAGTGATAATTTTGAGTTCCCTGGCTTCGTAGTACCAGAAGCTGAGTCAAGGGCTATCAGCTATTCACAGCAGGTATCTTATCTCACTTACTGCATCAAGAAGCTGGCAGAACAGGTAGATGCTTTAGAGGAAAGAGTCAAGGCATTAGAGGAAAATGACTTGACAGAGGAAGCGTAAAGGTATATAATATATTAGAAGAGGAAAGGGTCGCTTCGCATCTCTCCGTGAACTTGGATTCCCCTCGGTGAAACGAGCCAGCACGGATTAAACACAGACGGACAAGTTCCGAGGGAACTGTGTGTGATGACGGTAGTTGACCCACTCTTCATTTAAGGAGAAAAATTATGAGAAACTGGACAAGGGAATCTATCATAGAAATTATTGAATACGTATGGAGACGGTTGTATGGGAATAGGTCGTAATTGGACAAGAAGATCAATTGAAGAACTGGTAGAAGCTTATATGAAGAAACACGGCAGCGGCGGTGGATCTGTTGATCCGGCTGTCCTCAATGCTAAGCTCACTCTCCCTAACAGTGTATCCTATGGTTACCTCAACTTCTCGTCTGCGCCGTCTGGATATACAAACGGCATCATACCAGACCGTAACCACGGAATGCATATGTTCAGATTCAATCTCGCAGGCTCAAGTGGAAGCACATACTCTCTGCTTGATCTCGGTGTTGAATGCTATGACGTGATGAGTATTCAGTATGCAAGCGATGCAATTTTCAACGGAGACTTTTACCCATATAGAATTGGAGTGCAGAGATCTAACACACCGCTTAATGTGTCAGCATCGCAGACAATGGCTTCATTCCGGAATCATCTTATCTTCCTTGCAACATCAAGAGACGGCGATCCGATTCTCCGTTGTCCTGCTAATTCATACATTCAGTGGATAGTGTCCTCTGTGTCTGCTACAGTTGTCACAGGAGTGACAGCTCCTGACCTTGTAACCGTAGCTCCGAATGCTCTTAAGATGAAAGCATTAAGAGATGCAATCGTAGATAAGGAAGCAGACATAGCTCAGGCTATGGGCTTATCAGGAACACTTCCGCTTTCTTCAGTTAAGGCTTATTTCATAAGCACAAGCAGTTTGGAACTCACTGACAACGAGTTGGTCTGTGAATTACTTGAGACTTTGTACTCACCGATCAACTTCGATCCTGCCAGTGTAATAGATTTCACATTATAAGAAAGGAGATCAAGACTATGAAACTCAGTAACAAAACCTATGACATCTTAAAGTACATCGCACTTGTCGGACTTCCTGCTGTCCTCGCTTTCTACGGTGTAGTCGGAATGACATTTGCTATTCCTTATACACAGGAGATCCTGACAGTCGGAGCTGCATTCGACACAATGCTCGGAACTATGCTTGGCATCAGTTCAGCTAAGTATAACGTGAAAGGAGAATAACCTATTATGAGCAACTCACCATTAGTCAATTTCACCTTGCTCTCACCGAATAACAGTGGAGCAAGGACACACGCCATTGACCGTATCACACCTCACTGTGTGGTCGGTCAGGCTTCTGTTGAATCTCTGGGTAACCTGTTTGCGAAGCCATCACGTAAGGCTTCGTCTAACTATGGTATCGGAGAAGACGGCAGAGTCGGAATGTATGTTGAAGAGTGTAACCGTTCTTGGTGCTCTTCATCTAACCCTAACGACCAGAGAGCCGTTACGATTGAGTGTGCTTCTGACAACACTGAGCCTTACGCATTCAAGCCTGTAGTATATGACAAGCTGGTTCAGCTCTGTGCTGATATCTGTAAGCGTAATGGCAAGTCTAAGGTTGTCTGGATTCCTGACAAGGACAAGGCACTTAAGTATTCACCTGCAAGCAATGAGATGCAGTTCACTGTCCATCGCTGGTTCGCTAATAAGTCCTGCCCTGGTGCTTGGCTTATGGAAAGAATGCAGGATCTGACAGACAAGGTCAACGCTCTGCTCTTACCTGAGACAGAACTTACCGGTAAAACCATTGAAGAGAAGATCTGGAAATACCTCATCAAGTGGTGTCCGAATGAGTTTGCTGTTGCAGGTATTATGGGTAACCTTAAAGCAGAGTCTAACTTCAAGACAAACAACTTGCAGAACAGCTTTAACTCTAAGCTGAACATCTCTGATGAAGACTACACGATGCTTGTTGACAACGGCAACTATCCTGACTTCATCAACGACAAGGCTGGCTACGGCTTGGCACAGTGGACATACTGGTCACGTAAGCAGTTGCTCCTGAATACGGCTAAGGAACGTAAGGTGTCCATCGCTGATCTGGAACTTCAGCTTGACGTAATCATCTTTGAGATGTCTGCGAACAAGTCACTTATGGAAGACCTAACAAGTTCTATCTCCGTAAGACAGGCAGCTGAAGCAGTGCTTAAGAAGTACGAGAAGCCTGCTGACCAGAGCAACAAGGTCGTAGACAAGAGAACAGAGTACGGACAGCAGATCTACAATATGTTCCACGCTAAGGAACAGAAGCTCTACAGGGTACAGGTCGGCGCATTCAGCATCAAGGCTAATGCTGAGAAGCTTGCTACTTCCCTCAAGGGCAAGGGCTTTAATGCCATCATCAAGAATGTTACAATCAACGGCAAGTTAATCTACAGAGTTCAGGTAGGGGCTTTCTCTAACAGATTGAATGCCGACACATTGGTCGTAGCATTGAAGAAGATTGGAGTAGAAGCAATTGTTGTCAGCTGAGATGTCAGCCATTGTTGTTGCTGTCGTAACCCCTATCATCTCAGCGATAACTGGCTATGTAACTTTTATGGTAAAGAATAAGAAGCAGGGTGAGACTCTCGAAACTAAGGGTATGGTTGTCTTACTCAGACGGGAGCTCAGGGAACAGTTCCAGACTCTTTCTGCACAGTCATCGATCACGATTGAAGAGCTGGAAGAGTTCGATGAAGTCTATGAGATCTATCACGAACTCGGTGGTAATGGTACTGGAACTAAGATGTACGACTTTGTACACAAGATGAAAGTGAAAGGATAAAAAGCTATGGGAAGATTGACACCTAACTCAACACTTAAACTTTATAGCAACATCTTCTCTTCACCCTCGAACAATGAGCGTCCTGCTTGGCAGTCTGCAGCAGATAGGGAAGCGTACTTTGCTTCCCATCTGGTGTATGAGAAGACAGTTCAGATGGTAAAGAAGAGAAACAACACAGTCAAGATATCACTCAAGGATATTACAGGTGTTCAGCTGGAAGCCTGCAACTATCTGTCATTCCAGAATCCTCAGTATGATAACAAGCTGTACTATGCTCGTATTATTGATAAGGACTACGGAAACAACGATATGGCTTATGTGACATTCCGTATTGACTGGTGGTTCACTGATATGTTCAAACTGGGTGTATCACAGACAAGCATTGAGCGTGAGCATATGTCACAGGCTGATGCACAGGCAGCTGCAACCAATCCTTATTCCGGAGAAATCTTGGAGCTGAGAACAGCAGAGAAAGGTCTGCTGGTTACTGAAGACTTGCAGAAAGCTATCTATAATATCGGAACTAATGATGATCAGCATGAAGACAGAGACGGTCTGTATATGATGCAGTCAATGATGGGCTCAGCTAACCAGGATAAGATGTGTTACATTATGATGCTGTCTGCCATTGACTTTGATAGCTTGGCAGAAGAGGGAATTACGCCTACACCAGCAGAGTGGTTTAACTCACTCAAGGCATTCATATCAATAACAGGTGATGGCTTCTCTGTTGACAGAGACGACAACACCATATATTCAGCTAACGCTGAAATCTCTAACAAGAAGTGGAGCAACAAATTACCTCACCCGTACTACGTGCTTGGCTTCGATCCAAGGTTTGAGAACAGTGGACAGACATACAATATGAAGAACCTGATAGACAAGCTTACCTCTTGGAACTGTGTAAGTTCTATACTTGCTATCTATGCTATGCCTGTTGCATTCTTGCAGTTCTTCGCTTATGACGGTGACACAGTTGCTTCTGCTGCTCCTAAGGAACTGATATATTCAGGCACAGGACTTAGTGATCTTAATGGACGTTCACCTAAGCTGGCTTGCTATCCATTTTCATATCTGACTATTACATCGCCAGCTGGTGATGTGAAAGAATATCAGTATGAGAGGTTCGACAACATCAGGAATGGAACGCCAACTGTTCATTTATATCTCTACGGTGATATGGCTGAGAAGCCACGTATCGCTGTTGTTCCTAAGGGATATAAGGAAAACTATTCACAGAATGTCCAGAACCCTTATGGTAACTTCAACGAAGCTATAATGTTTGAGCAGTTCGCAACAGTGGCTTATGTTACTGATGCTTGGCTGGCTCAGATCGCGGCTGTCAGCGCTTCTGCTATTGCAAACAACACTGTAATGGGAAGATACCAGAGACAGGCTGAATTGGAAGGTACAATATCAAGCGGTTTATCACAGATGGGAGATGCCATCGCTGGTATGTCCGGCGGTCATGTATCAGAAGACGGTACACTTCCGAATGTTGGTCTTGGTGTATCGCAGGGTCTTGACTTTGCAGCTGCTGGTGGAAGTATGGCACAGACTATGACTTCTTTTAAGGCACAGGAATATCAGACAGACATAATCAAGAGTGCTTACTCAACCATCACAGGTGACTACGAGGGCGCTGCTCTCTATGAGAATATGAAGCTCACACGTCCTGCATTCGTAGCACACGAATATCACAAGAGCAATGGCGATGGTACTATCCTTATGAACACAGCAGTCAATGCTGACTTCTGCATTATCCGTAGAAGACTTGCTGATGTAGTCGCTGACCAGTACGATGAGTACTTCAAGAAGTTTGGATATGCTTCAGGAAGAATCGGTATTCCTCGTGTCATCTACTATGTAGACGGTTACACAGATACAAGCAAGCTCCCTGACTGGCAGACAACAGACAACTATAAGTACACATACATCAAGACAAGCGATGCTAAGATCAGGTGTGAAGACTATGAAGCAGAAGTTGAGATCGCTGCTATGTTCAACAAGGGCGTAAGAATTATTAAAGGAGATGAATTACAATGAGAGATTTCTACAATCCGTGTATAACACTTCAGACATTTGAAAAGGCTAAAGGTCACTTCCCGTTGACAGTTTTCAATGTGTCAGCGGGTCGTGGACCCGGTAAAACATTCGGCTGGACTGAGCTGATAACTGACTGGGTTTTCCAGACTCCGACTATCAAGGGCTGGGAAGACTATGAGCGTATCCTCTGGGATAAGTACTTCGCTGATGGTGACAAGTTCATACTGATGACACGTAAGCGTGAGTCGCTTGGTCACGTCTTCGATGGTGTATTCAAGAAGATGCTTAGTGTTAAGTACCCTCACATCACTAAGTTCTATGAAGCACCTGGTCTTAAGGGTGTTTACACAAGATGCATTATGGAATACTTGGAAGATGATACAGATGAGGACGGACAGGCTAAGAGGGTAGCAGTCAAGAAGCACGTAGGCTATGTTATATCGGTTAAGTCCGATGATGATATCAAGAACGTATCATCTATGTTCACAGATGCTGGCGTGTTCTTCACTGATGAGTTCCAGCCTGGTAATGATGATACCTATGTTCCTCACGAGGTCAGGAGATTCAAGCGTATCTATAAGTCAGTAGCCCGTGGTGGTGATGCTGAGACTGACGCAAACGGTAACGTAAACACAGCACAGTCCGTAAGACGTGTGCCTATGATCTTCGTATCGAATGCTATCAGTATCGAGAACCCGTACTTCGTATCAGCTAAGATCTGGAACAAGATCCAGTCTAACACATTCTTGTATATGACTGATAAGGTTATCTATCACAGAGTAGAGAACCAAGCAATCAACGATGCATACAAGGAAGACATTGATGCTGTCTTCTCAGATGAAGACGAGGGTATTGACAACGCTTGGATCAACGATGACTACTCTTGTGTTGAGCCTAATATGAAAGGCTGTGGAGATTCAGACTACCAGTACACATTGATATCTGGTAACAGTAGATACGGTGTGCGCTATTATCCTGAGTGTGGTCTGTACTACATCGACACGAACTACGACAAGCACTTCAACCTGAAGATGAACCTGTACACTCAGGATATGCAGCCGAACATTCCTGCATTCAAGTCATCAATGAGAATGAAGAGACTGACCAAGGCTATGAAAGATGGTAGGGTACGTTTCAAGAACACGATGATCAAGAACGAGTGCAAGGTATTACTGTTAGGAGGTACAAAATAATGAAAGAGTTTGGTAGCAGACACACAAAAGGTTTCGGAAGCAATAACAGAATGTCTTTCACAAGTGCTCGTGAAGAGATGGAGCGACGTGAGAAGAACAGAGTGCGTGAGGAAGAGCGTATCAAACGAGCTGGTGAGCGTTCCCAGAAAGAGCAGGAGAGAGAAAGAAAGAGAGTCAACAGAGAGTACGAGAAAGAGCGCAAGGCTGGTGAAGCATTCAACAAACAGAAGCGTGAGCAAGAGCTCGAAGCTATGGTCAAGGATAGATTCGATGCAATGTGGAGAGACAATGAGACCAAGTTTAAGTCAGAGAGTGGCAGAGCTATTATCGAGGTCAAGAACTCTTTGCAGATGGACATCAGGAACATATCTGTATCGCTGGATCGTCTTGCTAAGAAGTACAGTAAGAAGACTGGTAACCAGCACATCAATGAGGGTGTCCGTAAACTTAAGGACAAGATCGAGCCTATCCTTGAGGAAGCTGTTGTCCAGTTGCTCCGTTATATGATAGCAGAAGAGCATAAGCAGAACGAAGAGCTTATGCCTTTGGTAGTAATGTCTATAGCAAAAGCAGAGTATGATATCGGTACTGAACTCAAGACTGCTGATGTGAAGAGGGTGATTCAGGAAGTTATTACCGGTATAATTCAGGGAAGAATATCTAAGAACAACATAGATAACTATGTGTACAATCGTGTTGATATGTACGCCAGAAGAACTGACTACACTGTACATCATATCGATTAAATGCAATAAAAAAGCACAGCCTGGGCGAAGCTGTGCTTTAGAGGAAAG